TAGTGAAAACAAAGGGTTTGAAACCTCAAGTTGCAAAGATCATAACAGAGGCGACGCAGCGCGCTAGCCACAGAGTTTGACAGCTTGTTTCATTACGGTATTATGGCGCCCGCAAAGCGACGGAGGGCACATAAAACCTTCCGGTGCAGATGCTTCGGGGAATTGGCAGAGTGGTTGAATGCACCGGTCTTGAAAACCGGCGAACGTTAATAGCGTTTCTAGGGTTCGAATCCCTAGTTCCCCGCCAAATACAGAGAAAAAGCCTCGCATATGCGGGGCTTTTTTCGTTTCCGGGGTTTGGCCTGCGATGCGCCGCATTTGGTCGTTTTTGGAGGGGTTCCGAAACTTTCAGGGAACGAGTTCCGAAACTCCCCCTATTTTGAGGGCTTTGCAGTTACGCCGACGCGCCTGTAAACGCGTTTGGTGATCTCCTGTTTGGTGTGTCCCAGGAGCAGGCTGGCATCGCCGATATCGACAATTTCCGACGCGGCCTTTGGCCTGATGTCCCGGAACTGAAATCCCCCTATCTTCGCTGCCAGCATTGGGTCGCCGTCCTTGATAGCCTTCTGCTGCGCTTTCTCCCGGGCTTTGTCCCACCTCAATCGCAACATCCCCTTCGTCATTCGTTTCCCGTGCTTGCTGATCAACAGGTACTTGGACGGGTGGTGCGCGTTCCGCTCCGTGATCTCCCGGATCAACCTGCCCAGGCTGTTCTCCCCTAACTCCGTCGTCAGCAAGATCCTGAGCTTCTGCTTCGTCTTCCCCTGGATGACCATAAAGTAATCACCGTCACGGTCGTCGCTACGCATGAGGATGACATCCGCAGGCCGCTGGCCGGTCAGATAACCCAGGTCCATTGCTTCCCTGAGCTCCGGCTCCGCCATGGCGTAAACGGCGTCCCATACCACCGCGTTGGCGTAGTAGTCACGTGGCGTCTCCTTATTCTTCCTGATGCCTTGGCACGGGTTCTCCCTTTCAGTGAGGCCCCACTCGCGTGCCATGTTGAAGATGTGCGACAAGAGGGCGATCTCCCGGTTGGCGCGGACCTTTGCCGTCCGCGCGTCCCGGAATCCAGCGATCATGGACGGCGTGATCGAATTTATCGGCGCTTCATCGAAGAGAGGGCGGAGCTGCCTCAGCTCCGCGCGGTTGTCCACCTGAGTGCGCGGAGCCTTTTTTGGGATGATCTCCCGGTCATACCGGTCGAAAATTGCTTTCATCACCTTCAGGTCGGCCGGCTTATCCTTTGCTTCGAGCTCTGCCCATTTCAACCGGGCCTTGTCCAAGTCGCTGCCCAGCGGGATCTCTTTCCCGGCTGAATCCCGGTAGTAGTAGCCAACCCACACCTTGCCGTTTTTGCGTAGGCGCTTGCGGCGCACTACGCCCGGGGGCAAGTCCCGGTTCTCTGTGTTGCGTGGGCGCATGTCAGCTCACTCGGGAGAAATCTGGCGTCCAGACCGGGCGCGGTGGCGGCGGGTTTGGGTCGACAATGCCAGGCGAGAGCATGCCCAGCTTCATACGGGCGTACTGCCTCCCAACGAGCGGGCGCTTGCCGCGGCTTTCGACATACAGCCACTTGCGATCATCCAGCCACCGGCGCTGGTAGGCCCTGGCCTTGTAACCGGTGATTTCGGCGAGTTCTTCATCCGAAAGGATTTCAGAATCCATATTGGCTACCTCTGTCCGGGGTCTATGCGGGGTTGAGTGGCGGGTACTTGGCCAGAACTTCGTCGGCAACTTTCATCGCGGCCTGGGCGTCGTTCACGTAGGCCGGGTCGAAGCCGCCCGCGTAATGGATGGTGGCTTGGCAGGCGCGAAGGTTTTCCCGGTTCAGCTTCAACGCCGCCGTCAGCTCTTCGCGCGCTTCGCGCGCTTCGCCCTCGGCCCGGCCAATGTCCCAGAACCGTTTCGCCCAATGCCCTTCCGGAGGCTCGTTTGAGTTCTGGTAACCGAACGCCATTGCGCCGGTGATGCTGTCGCACAGATCCAGCTTGTAGGCGTTGTTGCCGTCGATGCTGGCGCCCATGCGGCGAAGGTTGTTCAGGGTGGCGTCGAAGTCCTCTCGGGTCATATCGATGACGTTCTTGCTCAGGGCGATGATTTCGGCTTTTGCATCAATGAGCTGATTCAGATCGTTCTGCCAACCATTGCGCAGGTACTTGGCGTCTTCTGCATTCTGCTCGGCCAAGGTTTTCCAGTGATCGACAGGAGACCAGGGGCTGACGATGACGATGCACTTCGCCAGCGGCACCAGGTCGTTTTGTTTAGCAGCCAGTGTTTCGGCCTCTTCTTTGGTGGCGGCTGCGTAAAGATCGTCCGGCCCTTGCGCGTGGACGACGTACAGCACTTCAATTTCTTCAGGCATAAGAATTCCTCGCCCGCCGTACACCGGCAGGCATGTGGATAGATAGGGGAGGGACGGCAGTCGTATTGGGGGCAGATGGCTACCGCTGGTCAGGCGGTTATGGCCAATTGCAATGAAACAGCGAAGAGAGAGTCCTAGTTATCCCTTCGTCACGAGCAAAAATATGCTTGCCTCAGATATCCACTCGGAAAACAGCGAGGACCTGCTGAATGAGCTCAACCAAGCCACCGCAGAGCTGATGTCGATCGACAAGACTTCCTTTGGCGGTAGGCAGTGGCAGACGGCGCATCGTCGCCAGCAGGCTGCGTTCGGGGCCTGGCTCCGTTACATCAGAAAAGACCCGGTGTTCCAGAGCAGATCAAAGAACTCTGTAGTTGAGTTAGGCGCAGGGAGATAACAGCGGAGCCTCTGTTCATGTCGTCACCAATGGCCGCGCCCACCAGCAGACCGGGCCGTCATCGGTGTCATGAATCGCAAGGCAGAACCAGCCTTCGCCGTCCGGCCGGTCCGGCTCCCAATAGCTGCAGTCTGGGTCACCGGCCTCGAAGTACCGATCAGATATCGCTTCGTCGCTGTGGTATTCCAGGCTGACCATTCCTACTTCAAGTTCCTGCTCAGCTACCCAGGCCTTGCACTTGTCACCGTCACCCTCGTCGAAATCGGGCAGATCCGGATGCTGGAAGAAGCCGTTTTCGTCGCGGATCACCGGTGCAGGTTGAATCAGGGCCGTCGAGCTGCTGCCGCCTGAAAGCCGGATGACCTCAGCTTGCAAGTCCTTGAGTTCATTTTCTGTGAGCATGACTTCATCCTCGCCGCATACGCAGCAGGCAATAGGGATAGGGTGGGGGCCGAACTGGCGGCGGGATTATTGCGGGATTGCGCGATCGCGACGTTTGCGGAATTCGTAGGTCATGCCACGCAGCTCATTCAGTGCCTCGTGCAAGTCTTGGCGAGCGCCGTCTACCAGCTCGACGAGCTCGCTTTCGCCGTCATCACCGCCTTCGTCGATATTCATCTGGGCCAGCGAATAAGCCTTGTACGCATCCTGCAAACTGTCGGCAGCCGCCGCTAGGTATTCCGCGTGCTCGATGGCGTAATCTTTCGGTGAGCGATCTGTCGTTAGCTCGTCGTTCCGTTGATCCGCTACGTTCAAGCGCTGCTGTAGGGCTGACACCTCAGCCTGGAGGCGGGTGAAGTGGGCGAAGTCGATCAGCTCGGTTCCAGCCGGCACTGTATCTATTGCATCCCGGTGAACAACTTCCGTTTCCGGGAAGATGCCGTCCGTTTGAGCGACGACTGCCAGAACTTCCGGGGAAGCGGCCGCCTGAGGCATGCCGGTGACGCGCGCTTCGATCATGCGCCAGACCGTTTCGTATTCCGGCCAGTCGCTTTCGACAACTACGCATTCGCGGACCGGCAGGTGAGCCTGGAGGGCGAAGAGCGGCCGCACCAAGTGCTGGCGGTACGCCACCGGCACGTTACCCAAGTCCTTGTGCTTGATGACGATGTAACGGTCTTCTCGGTGGAAGTCTTGACTCATAACCCCTCCTGCAGCGAAACGATGCCGCTTGCTTGAATGACAGCCATGCCCAGATGGCCGGCGAGTTCGATTTCAACGTTGGCGCCGCGCGAGGCCTGCCAGCCAGGCAGGAACGCCACTGCATCACAGGTGAGCATCTGGCGAAGCGCGGCGCGCATGTACAGCTCCCACCTGTCACCCGGTACTGGTGGGTTCTCGGCGGGATTCTCGACGGTGTAGCCAAGAGCGCGGAGGCGGGCGGTCTCTGCATTGAATGCCGGGTAGTTGTAATCGGGCAGGCCCGTCATGGGCCCGCTGAGGTAGATGCGTTGCATGGGGATGTCCAGTGGTCAGGCGGCGAGTCGCCGATAGAGGTCGATCAGATCTGCAGCGTTGGCGGCTACCAGCGCCTCCGCCTCGTACGGCGAGACACTGTTGCCTATCAATTTCACCTGCTGCTCGATGTTGATCGATCGCCACTCTTCTGCACCCGTTGCTGGATCTACGAACAGGCCGCGGTCGATGATGTAATCCGCTGGGAAGCCCTGGGCCTTCTTCAGCTCGGGAGGCTTGAGCATGCGCAAAGTGATGTCTATCAACACATAGCCGTCCAACATCAGCAGATCAGCGGGCTGCTGAAACTTCTCGGGCAAGTGCTTATGCATAAATGCCGCACAGCGCTGCGCGCCCTCAAGTTGCTCGGGGGTCAGCGTGTTCATGACTCGCTCAACCTCGATGACGGCAACGCGATCCTTTGTCGGCAGCGTGTGCATTGGCTCGTGCATCGAGATGCCGTCTTTCTCGTTCCCGTAGTACTTCACCAGGTAGGCGTTGACGAGGCGCTGGTTCGCTCCCGACTGGCAGATGGTCGATAGCGGTGAATCCGCTGCCCGTCCATCCCCTTTGTAGAAACCGCCGTTGGCTTGCTCAAAGAACGCGGCAACTATTCCGTGACGGGTAGCGCCAGCGAGTGCGGTTTGCATCGGGTCGGAGGGCAGGCTGCCGGCGTCGTTCTGACCAAACGCCGTCATGTGTCCGGCGACAAGGGCGAAGTGCCCGCCTTTCACCTGCGCGACTTGCGTTCGCAGTGGCTCCTGAACATCGAAGTTTCGCTGGGTTGACCCGTTCGCGCACTCGGTCAGGAAAGGCGTGGTGACAGGTTGAACCAGCGCGTGGTGATTCCCGCCAGAGCTGACCGTGGACAGCGGAGCGTCGGTGCCATGGGTGCTGGTATGGCTCTCTGAAGTGCCACGCATTGGCACGATGAAGGGCTTCGCACTTGTCAGCACATGGCGCCACAGTCCTTTGGCTACCCTGCGCAGCGTGTTCGTTGCCATAGGCGTCGGTCTGAAGATCGTCCGCCCAAGATTCGACCAGTCAATGCATTCGGCAGCGCTTCTCCAGCCGTCCTGATGCTTCGTTGGGAGCTTGTGGCGTATCGGCGCTGGCCAGACGATCGCCTTTCCGTCGCGGCGCGCCACTAGATAGAGGCGTTTCCGGATGGTGGGAGCGCCGGCATTTGCTGCTACGCGTTCGCGCCACTCGACGTTGTATCCCATGCCCCGTACCAAGGCATCCACCGGCACGAACTCGCCGATGGCAGCGATAACCTCAGGCATGTCAGGATGATCCGCTGGGAGGCCGGTGCTCATTGCCGAAATGAACGCCTTGAATGTGCGGCCGCGTTCGGCCTTGATCGGCAGTCCCTCTTCGTCGATGGGCCCCCAGTCGCAAAACTCCTCGACGTTTTCCAAATGCATCAAGCGGGGTCGAGTGGCGTGCAGCCAACGAATTACCACCCAGGCCAGCCCGCGCACTTTACGATCCCGCGGCGCGCCGCCCTTGGCCTTGCTGAAGTGCTTGCAGTCGGGCGATGCCCAAAGCAGCGCGACCGGAAGTCCACGTGTAGCCAGCAGCGGGTCAACCTCGAAGACGTCGGCGACGTAGTGCGCTGTTGTTGGATGGTTGGCGCGGTGCACGGCAAGTGCGATTTCGTTGTGGTTCACAGCCACGTCAGGTTCGCGCCACGCCCGGGCGATGCCCTTGCTGGCGCCACCGCCGCCGGCGAACAGGTCAACTATCAACTCTTGCTCGAAGGGCAGTGCTAGGGAGGGTGATTGCTCGCTGGCGAGTTTGTGCACTTTCTGAAATGCGGTCATGCGGGATCCTCGCCAGTGGCGTGATTTGTGGAAGTGGGGTACACAGCTACGGAATCCGTGGAGCTGAGAAATGGAAGAGTTGAAGTTTTGGTGCACGCTGGTGTTGTGCGTAAGCTCGCTAATTTCTGGCGGCCTATGGCTTGGTTCAGCGCTGGTTAAAGTTCGGTATGAAGAGAAGCCAGACGAAACTGGGATGGTAGGGTTCAGTATTTCGGAAGACACTGGCAGTGGCGTGTTCGATGTCTTGGAAACATCAAGGCGACAAGCAAAGTGGAACAAATGGGCCGCGGTGTTTGCTGCGATCGCCGCCGCCAGCCAAGCGATCGCCTCTTATATCCCTACGAATTGAGTAGAGTTAGACGCGTACGCCGAGATCCAGCCCGATCTGACTTACTCGATCGGCACAGGCGGGGTTTAGCCAGATACATTCAGTGCGGCTCGCAGTGCCGCGCGCTGCGGAGATGCGTGCCGATGTGCTGTAACAAGTCCAGTCCGGAAGCAGCTCGCTATAAAGCTCGCTCGGGTACCCGGAAAGGACGACCATTCCGTCTAGCTCGAGCAAAACGCTCAGCAGCTTTCGGTGCTCGGTGTCGTCCATTTCGTGCCGGTAGTACCGGCCGCTCGATGCGCCCCTATACCTGGTGTCGTGAACGTAGGGTGGGTCGACGTAATGAAGCGTCGTCGGCGCATCGTGTGCAGCGATGACCTCGGCCGCCGGCCGGTTCTCAATCAACACTCCCGACAGCCGCCTCCCCACTTCCGCGATCGAGTCGGGATATTCAGCCCATAGGGACTGCGCGGTGCCGTACTGGCGCTTGGTGTCGATGCGGAACCCTGTCGCCCCTTTTGTTGCACCGGCGGAGCCGAACCCCATCTGAGCCCGCATGATCGTGCGCCTGGCGCGCTCAACAGGGTCGTCAGTCGACTCCCATGAAAGCTCGAACTCAGCGCGGGAGTAAGGCGTCAGCAGCAGGCGCTCGGTCAACGCAGCCCGCGTCGCCGGGTTCTGAAGCGTGCGGAACAGATTCACGATGTCGCCATCAAGGTCGTTGTAGACCTCAGCGTAAGAGCGCGGCTTCTGCATGAGCACACCGGCGGCGCCGCCGAACGACTCGACGTAGCAGGTATGGGGCGGGAAGTGCTGCAGCACCCACGGCGCAAGTCTGAACTTGGCACCGTGATAGCGGATAACCGGTGCGGTGATGGTCATGGTTCGATTCCATGCGATAAGGAAAATGGCCTACGCTTACCGCTCCACAGGAAGGGATACGGTCATGATTTCAGATAGGACGAAAGCGCAGGGACTGGCACTGGCTTTGAAAGCAGTGCTCAACGTGGCGAAAAAGCGCGGGCTCGATCTGGATGAGTTATCAGAAGCCGCTGCTGATGAGCTACTCCAGTACCGCGCCTATGACTCCGAGCATGTGCCGATGGCAATCAACGAAATCGAGGTTGCGGTTGATGCGTTGCACGTAGACCGCTAGTCGTGCGCGAGCTCGAATGCGAAGATCTTTTTGACGGACCAAACCTCTACGGAGTGTCACAGGGAGATTCATGTATGGCACCCATCTCGAAATTTATCAGCAAGCGCAGCCCTGAACTGTTCGCCGCGGCAGCGGAGCTTCGGCTTTCACTTCACCTGGTCCAAGAACTTGTCAGGCAGGGCATTACGAGCGGCCATGATTGGAACCGGGCCCATGTCTGCCAGCAGGAGGCCACCGCCGAGTGGCGTCGTGCGCTGCGCAGGAACCGCGTTTCCCTCTGATGGTGCGTTGTTAAGATTCCATTTTTATTGAAATGAAAGGACGTAAGTCATGAACGAAGACAGGGAAAGGGTTTTGCGGATGGCGCTGAAGGCGGTGCTGGTTGCGGCGCAGGAATGCTGCGTCGATATCGACGAGCTGACGGAGTTGGCGATTCAATCGATGTACGGCGAGCAGTTCTACAACCCAGCGGATGTGGCTGAGGCGACCACCACGATTGAGGTGGCCGTCGATGCGCTGCCGGTGATCCAGTAATCAGGCAGCGGCTTGAGCCTTCTGCGTCATGATCGCCCTGGCGGCGTGGTTGATCATGTACAGGCACTGCACCAGCCCTTGTGATGGCTCATCTACCCGGTTTTCGTACCACTCATCACCCAGGCAAAGCGCCTCGCTATTATCGCGCATGAACATCATGGCTTCGTCAGTAAAAGTGATTTCATGCGCTGTATCGAGCGCGTCATCCCAGTGCATCCAGCGGTCATCGGTGTGGCTCATGTCCCGCCGCTTGGCCAGGACGAGCTGTCGAAACTCAGGCCATTGGGCAGCGTCAACGCGATCAGGATCCTGAAGCCACTCAGGAAGCGATTCGAACATCTCTTCCTCGCACTCCTCATGCAAGGCCTGGGCGATGTTGCGCATCAACACTTCGCGGAAGAGGGACTCGCTGAAACTGCGCTTCTTACACACCTCACTGAGTTTCGTGTGCAGGTAGTAGCTCACGTCGTCACCAGCCAAAAACTCCATGCCGTAGCCCAGGCCCACGCTGAAGGTCAGATTGTCGATGTCACCGACTACGGCAATACCGAAGCGGGTCATAAGAATGTCGAAGGCGTAGAAGGTGTTTTTTGCAGCTTTGCAGCGCCAGATCACCGCGTCTTTCTGATCGACGATGCAGGTGTATTCGTGATCGATCATGTTTTCTGCGGCGCGGTCCCGATAGTCCTGCTCGGTTTTCTTACGCTTCGCGATCGCGGCGCGGCGTTGAGTTTCGTATTTGTCGTCCATGGTGATCTCCATGTGTGCGCCGCCCTCCGAAAGTTCGGTGGCGAATAGGTTGGTGGTGGGCTAGGTGGTGACCGGCGTTATGCCTAACTCACAGGGCGGATGCTTCGGGCGATGCCGGGCGTCTTCGTCACCGCGCCCTTCTTGACGAGCGCCGCGACCCGTTCGCCTATTGCATTGACGTTAACCTGCTCAGCCTTGGCAATCTCTGCGATCGTCGGTGAGTAACCGTGCTTACGAATGTAGCTGCGGATGAAGGCGAGAGTTTTTGCCTGCGCCTGTGTCAGTTCACATTTCAGCACCTTGTTCTCCCTCCCGCTGGGCCCATGGGGCTGCACAAGCAGGGTCGTAGTTATGTTGGCGTGACATCGACCGTACGATGCCACGCTTGCGTTACATGTCAGGCTGAGAAGCTGCCAAGCGCGAGTTTCGCCGCCGCGCCGATCTTGTCCTCCAACACTGACTTGAATTCCTGTGCGATCGCTTCGCGCTGCACTTCCTCGCCCACCCAACGCAGTTTCAGGACCGGCACCGGCCCGCTGGTGATGACGGAAATGCGCAGAGTGATGAGCTGCTCGGTCAGGCCCTCGAACGGCACGACATGGAAATGCAGCGCCGCCGGCAGGGCTTCTTTGCTGCGCGCCTCGATCTGGTCCATAGCACTGCGGCTGGCGCTGGTGTCGCCGACCGTTGTTTCCGATTCACTGGTGGCCTTGATGGTGATGGTGCGTACCGCCGCGATGGCCTTGGCGATTGGAATGGCTGTGCCTGCGTCGTCTACCGGCGTCAGGTATTGGTGCCAGTCTTCGATCCAGTCGCTCAGCTCTTTCTGGGCAAGGCGCTGACTCGATATCTGCTGCGCAGCGGTATAACCAGCTGTTGCCTTGAGCTTCAGCACCGCGCGGTCGTCGGCGTGGCCAGGCTCGGAAGGGGTGCCGAGGTTGAACAGCAGAACGCAGCTCATTTCGTCCTGGTTGATGAAACCACGCGCGCCAGCCGCGGCGCGGTCGGCCACGTAGGTGCTGAAGTCGGCAAGCGCGTGCGTGGCGTAGGTACCACGGAACCGGCTACGCCCGGCTTGGTATCTTTCAAGATCCACAACTTTGGTGCCTTCCGGCAACAGTGCGGTGGGCGTGTGAGTCGGCAACGCTTTGCCGGTGGCTTCCAGCGCCGTATCGGTGATGAGTTGAATCGCTTCTTTGCTCAGGGACATTTCACAGGTCTCGTGTGGGGAAGGGGTAATCAGGTGCGGGGTTTGATGGGCGCTTCGTCACGGCTGAACAGCTGGTCGTGTTTCTCCTGGAACAGTGAAATCTTGCCGCCGCTGCCAACGTGCATCGGGGTGTCGAGGCTGGTGTTCTCGCTGCGGGTACCGCGCTTGGTCGGCACTTTGTAGTCGAGCTTGTGCTTGATCTTCACCTGGTGAGATTCGCCGATCTGGCTGAAATCCAGAGTGATGACCAGCTTGCCGGCCTTGCCGTGATCAACGACGCCGGCGGCTACTTCGGAAAGGGCGTGCCCAATCTGGCTGGCGAACGCCCCGCCGTTCAGCTCTTCGAGGAATTCGGCGGTATCGGTAGGGGTGGACATGCGTGTTTCTCCGGTGGGGCCGGGAGCCCGCTTGGTGGGAGGTGGTGTTGGGTTTGGCGACGACGGTGGCTGGCGGCCTGGTACGGACGCCGCATCAGTTGGCAGTCGTGAAGGTGATGCCGTGCTCTTTGGCGGTGAGTGCGACGGTTCGGGTGTCGATCCCGATACTCATGCCGATGGCACGCGCGCTCAAACCGGCCTTGGCCAACTCACGAATCCGCGGTGCACGCTTGGCCCGCTTCGCCTTCAGCGTTTCCAGATGATTCGTGGTGCCCAGCAGCGGAGCGTTGGCGCTGGCGCCTTGCTCGATATGGTGGATCCGGTGGCCGGTGGCGAGGAAGTGATCGATCTGCGCGGCCAGCTGCGCGATCGCCTGCTTGTGCTGGTCTGGAACTGTCTCGCCGATCATTGCAGCACCGCCGGCGACAGAATGACGACGACCCCGTCAGCGCGAGACTCGAGGACCTGAGCAAAGTTGACCGCTTCCTTCCAGCTGAAACGGAAGCCGACGACCTTGCCGGTTGCGATCTCCACGACGTGGTAAGCGCTGGTGCCCTTAGCGACAACCTGGAAGCGGATCGGCTGTGCCGGCGGCTCTTTGCCGATCATTGCGTAAAACTCCGCAGTGGCGAGTTGAGTGCGAGCGCGCATGGCGTTCAGGCCATCCACGCGTTGTTGGATTTGTGGGTGCATGTCCTTTCCTCTGTTCGGTGCGTGTACTCGTCAGCACTCTGGCTGCCTTACATAGGCCGATTGGGCGCAGGGGAGAGTGCTGACGGGTAAACGCTGGGTGAAAAAAAAGCCCCATCGACGCGGGGCTTTTCATGTCGCTGGTTCACGAGGCCTCCCTACGTGAGCCTTGCTTGCCGGCGCCGCCTGATGCGGTAGGCCGGGTCAATGTCGTCTACATGGCTGCAAATCCTCGGTGGCGGGGCGACTGCAGGGTTGTCCTATGCAGTCGGAGCAGGGGGCCGCTTTCGCGGTGTGTTCTCTTCCGCATCGGGCTACGATCTTCGAGGGCGAACCCTCAACCCGCCGTATTCAATGCCCCGTGCTGGGCTGGCAGGTAACCGGTATGCACGTTCCGGCAAGATCGCACCCCGATGCGGCCTGGTGCTGGGGAGTACCAGGGGCTCGGGCAGTTAACGTCAGGCTGACGCTGGCGCTGGTTGTCTATCTGCCGATTGCTTCCAGTTCGGCGTGGCTGGCCTGTAGGCGCTCGATCAGATCCAATCTCTCCTGCCCGGTCAGGTGCCGTGCGGCGAGGAACAATCCTTCAGCCAGGTCGCCGTCGAACTTCATTGAGCCCGCCGGGTGTCCCAGCTCGAGCGTGATGCGCTTTGATGTCGGCTCCATCGTTAAGCCTTTCGGCCCAGCCGCACCCACATCACAACGGCTATCACCAGGCTCATGCCTGTGACGATGCCAACCAGGTAAACGATGGAGATGATGTGTAGGAAGCTGGCGCAGAGCAGGAGCACGGCGCCGACGAGCAGGGCGAGTATCAAGCGGCCGATCACCGCACCACCTTAACGACGCTGTTGACACCCTTGTCCACAGCACGGCGAACCTTTTTGGCTTCATCTGGCGCCATGCTTTTCAGGTAATCGTTGTTGAAGACGATCTGAGCGCGCAGGCAGTAGGTGTCAGGCTTGCCCATCGTGGATGTTTCGAGACCGCTCTGGCCTTCCTTGTCCACGGCGCAATGCGTGTACAGCGGGTTGTTGTTGGCGTCCTTGGCGTCTTCGAATGAACTGTCGTTCACCTCGCCGATCATGATCTGCTTGCTGAAGTCGGCGGTGATGTCGCTGGGGATTTTCCCGGCACGGCCGATGTACAGCATCCCAGCGATTTCGATCCGGACGCCGGCTTTCGTGACGTAGCCCTGGGCGACCGCTTCCGCAGCGCTGTACCAGTCGTCAAACTCGACGATGCGAGCGCCTTCGTAATCCTTGTCCGTCTTGATCCAGTTGCGGACCGTGACCAGCGCGCCGGAGCCGGACACCGCGGCAAACGCATACTTGGCCGCTACGGTGTCCTTTTCCATCTTGCCGAAGTCATCCACCCCGGCTTTGCCGTGGAGCCAGTAAATGACTTCCTGATGCGCGTCGCTGACCTTAAGGTCGGCCGGCATCGGCAGGCTGATAACAGCGTCGTTCTGAATGACCGCGATATCGCAAGCGCCATCCTTCAGCTTCTCCGCGTTTTCAACGCTGCCGCCGGTGGTGATGACTTTCAGCTCGCCGCCGTCTTGCTTAGTGATCGAGTTGCCGATACTGGTGCCCAAGCTTTCGTAGAAGCCACCTTCGCCACCGGTGCAGAAGCGCAGAGTTGGCGGTGCCGCGCTCGCGATGGCTGAAACACTCAGCAGCACGGCCAGCAGTAACGCTTTAGATTTCATGGGTGTTCCTCGGGTTGGGTGCTTTCCCAATGCAGCCTGTGGCCAAGCTGCATCGGTGAAATCATCAGTCCGGTATCCGGCTCGGCTGCTGATCTATCAGGGTGATCGAGCCGCGGTCCGTTATCGCCACGCGACCGGTAAGCCCCGGGTGGCGTTCCGCGAGCTGCGGGTGCGGCTTGAACTCCTGAACTCGACCTGTTCTGTTTCCGATACCGACGTAGATCACGTCGCCAACCTCAATTTCGCATCCGCGTTTCGTTGCCATTGCCTTCGCTCCGTTGACTTCCCGTCTGGCCCTGTTGCCAAGGCCAGCCAGTGAAATGGGTATGTCCGTTCTGCTTAAAGAGCTTTGATCCAGTCGATCCCTTGTCGGGGCTGGGAGACCACTTCGCTGGTCCCTGGCTATCTGGCGGCTTCACCAGTCCTGTGTCGCTGCGGTTTGTCGCTGCGATGCCGCAAACATTACTAGCGATAATATCCACAGTCAAGACCGTAGGTAATAAATATATTCTTAGGTAATAAAAAGCCCGCCGTGGCGGGCCTTTTTCAGCTGTCGCAGTACTCTCGCCAGCCAATGCGGAAAGCGCCATTCTCGATAGGCTCTATTCGAATCCCCGCGGTGCTGGCCATCTCGTTGAGCAGCCTTCGCCAGTCAGCAGGGTCCTCATTTGGGAGTCTGGAGATTGTTACAAACTGGAGGCTCTGCACCTTCGGATCAGTGATCAGTTCCTTTACGCGATGGCCGATCTGTTCATAGGTGCGCTGCCGCGCCTGAGTGAAATCTGGCTGTGAAAGCATTGAGACCCTCCGTATCGATTGCTGTATGTATGTACAGTATTGGATCCCGCGAAATTCAACAAGGTGCAGGAGTACAAATGTGCTCTTTGAGATTCTGCTCAACAAAAAGCCCGCTCGTGAGCGGGCTTTTTGTCGGAGTTACAGGCTCAGAATTTCATCAGCGCCCTGACGACCACCCCGATTATCCGGCAGTCATCAGCGACCATTTCAATCGGGTAAGCCGGGTTAAGCGGCTTTAGGAACCGACGTCCCCCATCGTCCACCAGCTTTTTGAATGTGGCCTCGTTGCTATCCCCGAGCTTTGCCACTACGAGCTTCCCTGATTGGGCATCTGCTTCCGTGTCGACAAGGATTAATGTGCCTTCGGGCACGCTCTGGCCGACCGAGGAAGTCATCGAGTCACCCTTTACCTCAAGCCAGAAGGCAGGACCTTTGGAGTCGTACTCCGACATCTCGTATCGGTCTGAGAAACCTGGCGGGTAGGGCTCGACTGCTTCTGCCCAGGCCCCAGCTGCAACCCAGGAAATTACCGGGTAGCGGAACATCAAATTAGGCTGCGCCGGAATTGAGACATTCGACGGCTCCGACTGCGGGGCTTGGGAGAGCTGCCGGGCAAGTCTGGTGCTGAATTTGGAGACTGGTTCCTGGAGATAGCGGGAAAACACCATCGCCGCCTCTAGATTTAGCGCGTTGCGCCCGGTGAGGTAATGACTTGCTGCGCTCTGGCTGCTTGCCTTCAAACCCTCGATCGCAATCAGCTCCTGGCTCAGGCCAAGTTCTTTTTTCTTTGCCTTGTATAAGGCATTCAGAGCAGCGCACTCCCGCTTCTCTTCCTCGGTCAGCTCGCGCTTTTTCATAGGTTTATTCATCACTGAACTGTATTACTCCCGGTAATGCCGCTCCAAGACCGCAGATATTGACTTAATAAAGACCGCAGGTAATACTTTGTGCATGCATATCGAAGGAGACCAACGCATGCACAGCGTTCCGCTAACAGAATTTGTCGAGAGCGTCGGCCAGATCAAGGCTGCTGCTGCTTTGCGTATGTCGCAGGGCGGTATCAGTAAAGCGCTCAAAGCCGCCCGGCAGGTCTACGTGACCAAGCTGGCCGACGGCTCTTACAGCGCACATGAGCTCAAGCCGTTCCCTTCCCAAAAATCAGTCGCTTAGCAACTAGGCACATGAAACATCTTGCAATACGTGATGGCACGCAGCCACTGAAACAAATTTGAGGGTTTACGAATGGAAGATTTCTTGCGGGCCTGCCACACGACTGTGAAGGAGAGCGGCGCTGAGGAGCTGGCCGGGAAGATGTGCCTTGCCCACGTGAGCCTGCTGCAGCGCTCGAACCCGGACAACGCAGCTCACCACCTCACCATCGAGCACCTCTTCGGGATTCTTCTGCACACCCAGGACATGCGCCCGCTGCTGGCGCTGGCGGCCGGCTTCAACTTCGACCTGGTGGCGAAGGATCAGCCGTTGCCGATCGATGTTCACCAAGCCCTCAGTCACGTTGCGCTAGAAATCTCCGAGGTCACTGTCGAGACGCATCGGGCCATGGCCGACGGCCGCGTCGACCAGATTGAACGCGCTCGAATCATGCGCGAGATCGCCGAGGCAGAGAAGGCGCTGGACGTGCTCAAGGCATCCCTAAAAGCGGCCTAAATCGCGGGCAATAAAAAAGCCGGTGGCTAGACCGGCTTCTTCAACAACACTTGTGAGGTCCGATTATGCACACCACGAACCCCCAGATCAATACCCGGACTGATTCGTCAGTTTTCCATCTGCCGCAAGTAATGACGCGTCAGGTCATGTCGTCTCGCGAGATCGCCGAGCTGACCGGTAAGCAGCACAAGAACGTCAAGCGCGACATCGCGTCGATGCTGTCGGACCTGAAAAAAGATGCGCTCAGTTTTGAGCGTACCTATCTGGACGGCCAGAACCGCAACCAGACCGAGTACCAGCTCGACCGTGAGCACACCGACTGCCTGTTGACCGGCTACAGCGCACCACTGCGCATGGTCGTTGTTCGTCGGTGGCGTGAACTGGAAGAACAGGCCGCGCCGCGAATTCCTGCCAATTACGCCGAGGCGCTCCAGCTCGCCGCCGACCAGGCCAAAGAAACCCAGCGCCTGCTCGGCGTGCTCGAACTTCAAGCACCTAAGGTCGCAGCCATCCGCCGCCTTGCCGCTGCCGAAGGCGCGATCTGCATCACCGACGCGGCAAAGCAGCTTGGCATCGCACCGTCGAAGCTCTTTGACTGGCTCCAGGCGCACCGCTGGATCTACCGCCGTGGGGGTTCGACTCGTTGGATTGCAATGCAGCCTCGCATCCGCGACGGCTATCTCAAGCACAAAGTGACCGCACTGAAGCCTGATACCGAAACCGGTCTCGAGCGCGCTGCATATCAACCCCTCGTCACCCCCAAAGGCCTTGCACGCTTGGCCGAGAAGAACATCGGAGCCGCGCAGTGAGCGTTCAAGCAATGTCATGGGCTCTCGCACTGCCGAAGGCTTCCCTCGAAAACCCAGCGGCCCGTCACGTGCTGCTGTGCCTGGCGAACTATGCCGGTAGCGACGGCCGTGGGGCCTTCCCCTCTGCGCTGACCCTGTCAGACGACACCGGTCTTTCCGAGCGCACCGTCCGCCTGAAACTGGATGAGCTGGAGAAGGCAGGCTTCATCACCGAGGGCAATCAAGCGATTGCCGCTGCCTACATCGAACGCCGCGACCGCCGGCCAGTGGTGTACGACCTACAACTTAAACGGGGTGCAAATGCTGCACCCCGTAAAGAACGGGGTGCAGATAACCGCACGGGGTGCAGCTCACAGCAGAACGGGGTGCAGGAAAACGCAGAACGGGGTGCAGCAGCTGCACCCAATACACCACTTAACCATCAAGGAACCGAAGAGCAGCAGCTGCAGCGCGATTTGGCCGCTGAGATTGCCGAGCAAGACCTCGCCGCCGCTGAGTGTCCATCGCCGAACCAGCGCTTTGCCATGTTCGCCGCTTGGGAGCCGAACGCCAAAGCCTTGGCCGACCAGATCGCTATCGCTGGCATCCCAGCAGACTCAGTGCCGGATGCAGCGGTTCGAGCGTTCAAGGGTTTCTTTGCTGCCCGCCCTGGGACTGTCGATTCGTCCCCGGGCTGGTGCTACCGGTTGGTGCAGTGGGTCAAGCGTGAGCGAGTGAAGGCAGCCGGCCAAGGCCAGGCACCGGATTTTGACGACACCAGCTGGGCTGAAAACATGGGGAGTCTTTGATGAAGTCTGTAGCGAGCATGATTCAGCAACTGCCGAACGTCCCGTCCGCCGAGGTCGTGCCGCTCAAGATCGACGCTGGGACCGTCCACGTGATCAACCAGCTGTTCCGTGAGCTGATGGCGATCTTCCCCGGGTGGAAGCAGGCCTGGCCTGACAACGCGGCCATCGGTGCTGCCAAGGCAAGTTGGACCAAGGCTTTCATGGCCCAGAACATTACCCGTATCGAGCAAATCCGTTTCGGCATCGAACAGTGCCGCACGCTGGGCGTGGACTTCGCACCGAGCTCTGGCAAGTTCATCAAGCTCTGCCAGCCCACGCCGGAGATGCTCGGCATCCCTTCGCTGGAGAAGGCTTTCCGTGAGGCGTGCCGCAATGCTCATCCATCCATGGCCGGGCAGGGCAGGTGGTCACATCCGGCCGTCTGGCATACCGCGAAAGAGTGCGGCTTTGAACCGCTCAACCGCCTCGAAACATCGCTGGCCATGAAGCTGTTCGAGCGCAACTACGTGATCACCTGCCGCCGAATGATCGATGGTTTGCCGTTGCAGGCGATGCCCTTGGCTCTGCCGGCGCGCGCCGAAGCCCGGCGCACACCCGATATTGGAAACCAGGCCTTGGCACAACTGCGCGCCCGCCGCGCCGGAGCAGCGCAATGACTAACACCAGCCTTTCCCGACCTGACCCCAAGACGTTCCGGTTTGCCGTCTACGCCTGCGCCTCGAAGTGGGATTTGTCGAATTCTCCCGATCCTGCGGTCGCGCTCTTCGAGCACAAGCTCATTGCCGAGTCGTTTGGCCGGTTGATGTGGCCCAGCACCTTTGAAGTTGTCGACCTGATGGAGGCCGTCCGATGAGAACGATCAAGGCGCTCGTCCATGTCGCCATGTGCTTCATCGCTTTCATGGGGGCCGGCTACGACGGGTCTGTCCCTCCAGTTGAATCTCAATTCGGGGCGTGGATGTGATGACCAAGCAGACGAAGTTCACCAAGGCGGCGCGCGGCCGCGACTGCCAGATCCGTGTGCCGGGCGTGTGCAACGGCAACCAGGAAACGACCGTGCTGGCTCACCTGCGCATGGCCGGCACTCGCTGCGGCACCGGCCTCAAGCCGCATGACCTGCAGGCCGCTTGGGCGTGCTCTGCCTGTCATGACGCCGTCGACGCGCGCCGCAATACCGAGTTCAGCCGTGAAGAACTCCGCACGATGCACATGGAAGGCATGGTCAGGACCATCGACATTCTGTTGAGTGAAGGGAAGGTGGCTGCATGAGCGCATCACGCATCTGGATCTGCATAGCAGCCATCACCTTGGTAGCCGCAGTCGGCACGGGGCACAGAGTTGAGACGGTGGTGAAGCCGTTGCCGCAGGGAGTTTTGTTCAAATGACTGCCATTCAGAACCTGAAAAACCTGGCTGAATCAGCAACGCCCGGCCCGTGGGAATGCCGCGAGGCAGAAGGGGCGGCCGCCATCTGTCATCAGCATGGCTGGGTTGCCGACGACTTCAGCGAGCAAACGCTCATCGACACCCGGTACATGGCCGCGGCCAACCCTGCCGCAGTGCTGGGTCTGATCGACGAAAGATCAGTTGCGCTCTTACAGCTGGACATCCAGCGCGACATTGCAGCCCGGCGCTATGAAGAAATTGAAAAGCTCAAGGCCGAAAACGAGGCGCTGCGCAAGGATGCCGAGCGGTATCAATGGCTCCGGAGCCGCGAAAGCTCAGAAGATCCGGAGATAAGCGTCACCCAATGGACTCAGTTGAGTCCGGATCGCGCTGTGGGTGCAGCGCCGCGGCTTGAGGATTTGGATGTGATGGTTGATGTCGCCATGAGCAAGGATGCGCGCGCATGACCTGGTCCCAACTCAAAAACCTATTGAACACTGCCAAGGTTCTGCATGACGGTCGCGGCGGCTTCGCGTTCTCTTCGTCTCGCGTCCTGAAAGGCGCAGCCAAATGAGGTTGTTCCAGCCAAAGGCCTCCCGCGCCAAGCCGGTCGACCGAGAAGGTCTGGAGCAGGCAGCGCTGATCAAGGAACTCGAACTGAGCCTGCCTGCCGTGGCCGCTTTGATCTACCACGTCCCCAACGGCGGGCACCGGCACAAGCTGGTCGCGATCAAGCTGAAGGGGCAGGGCGTCAAAGCGGGTGTGCCCGATCTGGTGCTGCCCATGGCGCGCGGCGGCTACTTCGGCCTGTACCTCGAGTTCAAGGCAACGGCGCCGAACGACGCGGCGGTATCGGCCAGCCAGCACGCGTGGATCCGTCGGCTCAGCGATCAGGGCTATCTGGCGATCGTGTGCCGGGGCCACTTCGACGCGATGGAACAGATCCGCGCCTATCTCCGTTTGGCTCCGACCGTGGTGGCAGCATGAGCAAGACCCGCGCTGTGAAACTCAGCGATGCAGAGATCCGGCGGCAGGCCGCCGACGTCGCCGTGCACGACCTGCGCGACCCGCGGCACCCGGGCCTGTACCTGCGCTTCGGCCAGGACAGGCAGCGCGGCTCCTGGTATCTGGTCAAGGGCAAAGCCTGGAAGCACATCGCCCGCTGGCCTGAGCTGAGCGCGGCCACCATCGTCGCCGAGTTGCCTGCGCTCCGTCAGCGCCTGCTTCACGATCCAGAAGCTGCCGTCGCGGTGGGGCAGCTCGCTACGTGCGGACAGCTGATCGAATGGTACGGCGAGCGCATGAGCCTCGACCGCTCACTTTCGGCGAAACGTAAGGCCGGTGCCAAGTCCGCCATCAAGTGTCACCTGAAGCCCAGGCTCGAGCACATCCCGTTGCGGGACCTTACCGCCGCCGTGTTGGACCGGGAGTTGATGTGGCCATGTCAGCAGGAGCTGTCGCTGTCTTACGTGCACCAGTTGTTCGTGTTGCTGGTGGTCGCCTTCCTGCAGGCCTACAAGCTGGGTCTGATCGATAAAAACCCGATGGCCGAGATGAAGTTCGTGGACTTCACGAAGGCGCGGATCATGCCCAAGGCGGCCCGGTTGCGTGGCGGGCACTTGGCGGACGTGGTGCCCATGCTGGCCGGCCTGTTCGAGAGCAATCCCGGCGAGGCCATGTTGGCGTTGATGATGCTGTGCCACGGCACTCGTGTTGGTGAGACCAGAATGTCGCGGTGGTCGGACATCTCCATTCCGGACGGCGAGTGGTTCATCCCGGCCGAGAACACCAAGACCCGGACCGAGCATCGCGTTCCGTTGACCGCTCAGGCCAAGGCGCTGCTGACCCGGTACAGGGCCATCCAGCTGGCTCGTGGGTACGAGGGCATCTACCTGTTCCCGTCACGCCGCGGCCGTGTACTGAGCGAGGGGCAGGCGAGCGCAGTGTTCACTCGCATAGGTCAGGGCGAGTGGACCAGTCATGACCTGCGCAAGGTTGCCCGCACAGCGTGGACCGACCTCGGCATCGATGGGCATATCGGCGAGATGCTGCTCAACCACTCGCTGGGCAAGATCGCAAGCACCTACATCAACACGCAGGCCCGAGCACAGCGCCTGGCTGCGTTGGAGAAGTGGCACAACTGGTTAGATGAGCGCGGCCTGAACGCGATTCACAACCTGACAGACACCCAATATGAAGATTCGCAAAACCCAGCGCAAGCCACGAACGGCGAGGGCTGCGAGCCTGTTTTCAACATTGTGAATGGCGAGGTTTCAAAAGCATGAAAAACAGCCACGGCCCTGCCTTCCGCAAGGAATTGAAGCCGCTAATGGGGTGCGGCACCTGTCGCGGCAATGGCGTCGTCAGCGGGGTTTTCCATCAGCTTGATTGCGCCGCCTGCCATGGCTCGGGCTGGGTTTGCCAGTCAACCGGCGATGCGCTGCCACTGGAAGACCTGGTGCCACAACTGAACATGAAGCTGCGGCACATGGCCGCTGAGCTGAACCGGGCACGGCATAGCCAGGGCGGCGCTCACGAACAATACGAAAAGAACAACCGCCGCGGCGCCGGCGGATCGAACTACACAGGGGATTGAATATGATGATTCGTAAGCCGTTGGGACGTCCGTTGGGGGATACCGAGTACCTGCTTGAGCAGTGGGGATGGTGGAGAACTGATGGAGCGGGGGTGCCTGGCTATGCTTCGCCCATGTTCGCACTGATGCGAGATGCAATGCCTAGCCAGACGAAGTCTTACTGCATCACCGACGATTGGGCTGTCGCGGTTGATCGCGCGGTGGCCAGGCTGACTAAGCGCGATCAGCAGATGGGGGATGTCCTTTGGCTGTACTTTGGCGCTAAGTGGCCAATGCTGCGTGTCGGGAACCATTTCCGTATCAGCGAAGCGAAGGCGAGGGAGCTAAAGCAGGCAGGCGTGGCTTGGGTGGACTGTGCGGTCGCCGAGGTGCGCGACGCCGCCTAGTGAACTCCGTTCTTGGCCAGATAAAACTGCATGTCGCTCGGGGTGTCTTTGCCCCGGGCTAAGGTGCTAGCTTCGGTGCAAGCGCACGGCGAGAGTGTTTGTATTTCTCGTCCAGCCACGAGACGAGGCTTTCGATTCTGTATGGAGGACGGCCTGGGGCTGCTTCGAGTTGCTGGGCTAGCAGGAGGCGATTGCTCTCGATGAGTTGATACCCTCGTAATTCAAGGTATTCGTCAATGAAGCGTTCTACACGCCATGCCTCGCCAACCGATACGAATACGCTCTCTACCTTACCCGTGTGGTAGCGGGCGTCTGACTGCGAGGGCAACATGATATGTCCTGATTGATAGTAATTAGCCACTATAGGGTACCTGACCTTGGCTCACAATCATCCCGGTGATCGTATCGATGGCCGGTGGGCTGAGCCCATCTTTGGCGCATCACGTTTGCGTAGTGAAAAAACACTTTTACGCGCGGAATAACTCTGTTTTCATGGCAGGGTGTTCAGCTGATTCAGCGCGACACCCCTACTCGAAGCCCCGCCAATGTGCGGGGTTTTTCTTTTGTGAGCAGGACGCCATAACCAGGTTGGTGGGTGGTTCGTTCGGGAGAGGCCTGGACGCCGAGAAGCCGGCAGTGCGGCGTACGGAAAAACACCGGCAATCCTTGGGACTTTGCCTCGAATGTGCCGGGGGTGGCTTTGACGGACAGGAGGGAAAGACCTCGCCTATTTCAATGTTTGGATCGTACGGGGGCAGAGGTTCCAGCGGACTTTCGTAACGCCGCAGTTCTCCGCGGTAGTCCGCAGCAAACTGAGGAAGGGATGGCTGGGCAAAAGGGCCCCCGGTATCCCTGAATCTGCCGCGGCGATGCCCCAGGCTTCAAACTCGCTCATGCTATAGGCTTCATGAAGCTTCACGCATTTGAGCCCATAGCGCACATAGTGGATCTCGTAGGTGTTTGGCGGAAGGATAGGGCGCATCTCTAGGAGCCCTTGGTCAAAAATTGTCACCGACTTCTCCCTGCTAGACGGGCGACCATTCAACGCTAGTAACGCCCAGTTTTTCTGCTTTTGGTTTGCTCAACTTGACGACTGGGTCGCTTCGATATTTCGGGAGCTCTCCAAACCCAGCGTCAACCGTTGCCCAATGCCAAGCTTCTGCATTGTCCATTCTGGCGGCCCGGATGTGAAAGCTCTTGTAGGCGCCCTTGAGCAAGTAGTCGATTCGATAGTGCTTTTCCTGCGCCATGTCCCCGTCTCCTTGGCTTTGATTGTCCAACAGGGATTGGCGCAGCAGAGAGAAAGTTCCGAGTGAATTCACCATATCAGTAACCGCGCACGGACACATTCAGAGGTGGCTACCGAGGCCAGGCTTGATAGCCCAGTGGGTCAAAGCCAACTCGGCCGCAACTGTTAAGTCTTCATACTGATCTCGATCAATAAGTCCGCAGTCAAGAAGCGAAGCGATATAGCCTTCAGCCACGGCTTTGTTTCGTTCGGCAAGCCCAGGCGCAACGCTTTGACGGATTACCTCGATCATTAAATGGGCCCGAGTGATTGCTACGCAGCTGGTCATCTTCAAGCGAATTCCTCCATGAAGCGAGGCCATCAAAGCAAGGCAGTTGAACATCATTCCACGATGCCACTTTAAGACTTTATACGCGCCTCGGCATCTGCTGGGGCTTTTCATATGCCGATCCCGCAAGGGTGGACTGTCGGATGTCGACGATGCCGGAAAAAACACCTGACTTCTGGGCGCACGTCTGGCTGATCATCACGACGCCGCTCTGGCAAGGAGCGATCATGGCCGCAACGATCTCGTTATTGCGCGTGCTCTATGAAGGCAAAGAGGCCAACAAATGGCGTGTCGTGCTCGAGGCGCTGATCTGCGGCGCGTTGAGCCTGTCAGCCAGCAGCGTCATTGAGTGGATGGCCTGGCCTTCGAGTCTGTCCGTAGCCGCCGGCGGCACCATCGGGTTCATCGGCGTTACGGCGATCCGCGAGCTGATCATCAGGTTCCTCGGACGTAAGGCGGACTCACTATGAGCGCAGAGCCCATTGTTGAAGTAGCCAAAGTTGGTTCCACGTTGCGAGCCATCGCGGTCGCGATCGTCATTGTGATCGTGATGAGCCTGCTAATCGCGGTCCAGCAGATCCGCGTCGTCACCTTGCAAGGTGCCGTCACTGTGGAGCGAGACGCTAAGCAGGTCGCAGTCGATGCCAACAAAGAAAGCCAGGCCACGATTACCACGCTGAAAGCCGAAGCCGCCCGCAACGTCGCGTACACCGCCGACTTGAACAAACGCATCAAGGCCAGCGAAGACAAGGCCAAAAAGGCCAAGAAGGATTTCGATGATCTCAAGCGCAACAGCAAACCTGTTCGTGATTGGGCTGCTCAGCCTCTGCCTGACGGCCTGCGCGGAAAAGCCGCAAGTGGTAACAAAGACCACAGCAATAAGGCTGGAAGCCCCTGAGCTGATCCCATGCGAGCGCGTCAACGCAGACGATACCGATCTGCGTGACAACGGCGACGTGTGGGAGCTCAAGGATCAGGCCATCAAGCTGCTCGACACGTGCGCCGACCAAGTCGACGCGCAGATCGTTCGCAGCCAAAGCAAATGAAGAAGTCCTGGTACCTGACAGTGCCGGGCTTCAAACCATTCCCCATGATCATGCCGGAAGACCAAGATCACGCAGGTGCCTTGGCATTCGCGCGATGCAAGTGGCCGGCCTGCACAGTTGAGTGAAGATGATGGCCTGCTCCGGATGCGCCGCGCGGCGTGCGTGGATCAACAAGTGGTCGAAGGTGGCATATGAACGAGCAGCTGATCTCATTGCTGGAAAGAACAGCGGCAGCACAGGAGGCCCAGGCAAAGGCGATGCAGATGATCGCCGATCGTCTCGACCTGCTGATCCAAGCGATGGCAGAGGATGAGCCTGAAGACGCTGGTGCCCAACCCCTCAGGTACATGGACGGCACACCATGCCGCTGAGATCTCAGAAGCCGTGCAATGCCCAGGGCTGCAACGTTCTGACCCGCAACCCTCGCTACTGTGATGCACACAAGGACGTCGGCAAGCGGTTCGAGGTAAAGCAGCGAGAGAAGCAGCGAGAGACCAGCAGCCAGCGTGGTTACAGCTATAAGTGGCAGCAGGCCCGCAAGGGCTTCATTGCCAAGCATCCGCTATGCGTTGAGTGCGAGCGGTCCGGTCGCGTGACGGCGTCGACTGATGTCGATCACATCGTTCCGCATCAAGGCGACAAGGACCTGTTCTGGGATCGATCCAACTGGCAGGCGCTGTGCCACCCCTGCCACAGCCGCAAGACGGCGGCAGAGGACGGTGGTTGGGGCAACGTCAAGGCCTCGGCCGCGCGGACGGTCGAATGAGATCGATTCTCAGGCACATCTGATGGAGCGCACCATTGCGGTGCGCGCACCATTGCGGTGCGGAGGGGGGAGGGGCAAAAGTCTGAGCCCTTCGGCTTCTAGACCGCGCCCTCAGTCGTTTTTTTACACCCGCGAAATTAAAAATTCAGGAGTTGCGCGATGGGAGGCACCGCCACGGTCGCCGGCCGTGGTCGCAAACCCAAGCCAACGGCCAAGAAAGCACTGGCCGGAAACCCGGGCAAGCGTGCGCTGAACACCGCCGAGCCCCAGTTTTCCAAGATCACCCAGATCGACCCGCCGGAGTGGTTCAGTCCCCGCGCGGCCACCATGTGGAACATGATTGTTCCGGAGCTGCTGCGCGAGAACGTGGTAGCGATCACCGATCTGCATAACGTCGAAGCGTTCTGCAGCGCCTATGACAACTGGCGCATGGCGCAGGAGTCGATCAAGGAATTTGGCATTGTGGTGACCGGGGCCACCGGTGGCCCGATGAAGAATCCAGCCCTGACCGCGGCCAACGAAACGATGCGCCAGATGGTGACGTTCGGATCAATGCTTGGGCTGGATCCGGCGAGCCGCACGCGCTTGATCGGCGGCAACAAAGAAAAGGAAACCAACGAGTTCGCCAAATTACTGAGTAGCTGATGGCCAAATCCGCCCACCCTAACGTCGACAAGGCGATGGCGTGGGGTCGGTCATTGCTTCGCGGGAAGGTACCGGCGTGCCGTTACATTCATCAGGCGGTGCAGCGCCACTTCGACGACGTGGCTGCCAGCCGCAAGCGCGGGTTCCGCTTCAAGTTTGATCCCGCGAAGGCTGAAAAGAAGCTGAAGCTCATGCAGCTCCTGCCGCACACGAAGGGCGAGTGGGCTTTCAAGCGTCAGCTGATCAGTCTGGAGCCCTGGCAGCTGTTCGGCCTGGCGGTCACATTTGGCTGGGTCAAGAAGAAAGGCGGCCACCGCCGGTTCCGTGAAAGCTATTGGGAAGTGCCCCGAAAGAACGGGAAGTCCGTAGTCGCCGGCGGCGTTGGTATCAGCATGTTTGTGGCCGACGGCGAGTTCGGGGCCGAGGTGTATGCCGGCGCGACCACCGAGAAGCAGGCGTGGGAGGTTTTTCGGCCCGCGAAGCTGATGGTCAGCAAGTCGCCCATGCTGATTCAAGCTGCCGGCATCGAGGTCAATGCCTCGAACATGAATATTCCGTCCGACTTCAGCCGCTTCGAGCCGCTGATCGGTGATCCCGGTGACGGTGCTTCACCGAGCTGCGCGATCGTTGACGAATACCACGAGCACCGGACCTCGGCCCAGTACGACACCATGCTGACGGGGATGGGCGCGAGACGTCAGCCGCTGATGTTCATCATCACCACCGCTGGCGCCGATATTGAAGGACCTTGCTACGACAAGCGCCGCCAGGTCGTAGAGATGCTGGCCGGCACCGTGCCCGACGACGAGCTGTTCGGCTGGATATGGACTCTCGACGAGGGGGATGACTGGACCGACCCGAAAATGCTGGCGAAGGCCAATCCGAATCACGGCGTTTCGGTGTTCCAGGAGTACCTGGAAAGCCAGCAGGCGAGGGCCATTCGGTCCGCCCGCTTCGCCAACACGTTCAAAACCAAGCATCTCAACCTGTGGGTCAGTGCGAAATCCGGCTTTTTCAACATGGAAAGCTGGAAGGCCTGCGAAGACACCACGCTGACGCTCGAACAATTCGAGGGCCAGGAGTGGATTGCCGGCTTCGACTTGGCGCGCAAGCTGGACATGAACTCAAGGGCGCGCCTGTTTTGGCGGGTCATCGACGGCAAGACCCACTACTACTGCATTGGTCCGAAATTCTGGGTGCCTTACGACACTGCATACAACACCGACAACAAGCGAATGTCGGAGCGCTTCCAGGCGTGGATCAACTCGGGGCATTTGGAAGTCACCGACGGCGCGGAGATCGATTATCGCGAGATCCTCGAGGACACCAAAGAGGCCAATCACCAGGCGCCGCTCAGGGAATCGCCCATTGACCCGCACGGTGCAACCGGTCTGAGCCACGACCTAGACGATGAAGGGTTCAACCCCATCACGATCACGCAGAACTACACCAACATGTCCGACCCGATGAAGGAGCTTGAGGCCGCGATCGAGTCTGGCCGATTCCATCATGACGGCAACCCGATCATGACCTGGTGTATCGCCAACGTTATTGGCAAGAACATGCCCGGTAACGACGACGTGGTGCGTCCGATCAAGCAGGGCGACGACAACAAGATTGACGGGGCGGTGGCACTGATCATGACGATCGGCCGCGTGCTTGTAGATGCGGCGCAGAACACCACCGAATCTTTCATGGACTCAATCCGGAATCCAATAATCGCATGAGCCTGCCATTGATGTTTTTCATCCTGACGGCGTTGGCAGGTTTCGGCCTGCTCGTCGGAGGGGTTTTTATCCTGTTCGGCATCGGATGGGCGCTCATCGCAGCGGCTGCCTCAATGTTTCTGATTGCCGGTTTCATTCAAAAAGGTCTAGCAGGTGAATAAATCTCTCTCGCTGGTCCTCGGCAGGTCTGCGGCCAAGCCGATCAGGTCGCTCGGCGACTGGACGGGAAAAGCCATCCGCCTGAGTGACGGGGGGTTCTGGGGCGCATTCCTAGGCAACCAGTCCAGCTCCGGCAAATCCGTGAATGCCGACAACGTCATGCGCCTCTCCACCGTTTGGGCCTGCGTTCGGATCATCTCCACTTCTGTCGCTGGCTTGCCACTGGGCGTATTCCGGCGCAAGGCCGATGGTGATCGCGAGGACGCGCGAGATTTCTCGCTGTACGACGTGATCCACAGCAGCCCCAACGAGGACATGACTGCGTTCCAGTTCTGGCAGGCGGTGGTGTCGTCGATGCTGCTCTGGGGTAACGCGTACTGCGAAATTCACCGATCAGGCGGCCGGGTCATTGCCTTGGATTTCCTCCTGCCTTCCCGGGTGGATCTGGATGTCGATGATGACGGGCGGCTGGAGTATTGGTATCGGCCCCGCAAAGGGCCTCGCCGTCAGATCGCCCGCAGCGACATGCTGCATATCCCTGCCTTCAGCATCGATGGGCGAGTGGGAATGTCCGCGATCCGGTTCGGCTCCGAGGTCTTCGGTGCGGCGATGTCTGCGGACGACGCCGCGAACGGCACGTTCAAAAATGGTCTTCTCCCAA